CCCCGGCTATGGAAGACCGTACAGTGATTGGCACCATCTTTGGTGCCCAAACGCCTGAGCCGCGAATAGGAGGTTTCTGATGGCCTGGAAAAGTCTTGGAGCAGTGGTAGTGCCGGTGCCGGGAGTCCGCCAGCGCCTGACCGCCAATCAGGCCGCCCCCGCCGCCCGTGTGGGGTGCGAGGCTCTCCTGATCCAGGCCATGACGGGGGTGCAGGCGGGCAACGTGGGCCGGGTCTACATCTACGACGTTCAACTCGGTGGCGCTCCCATGGCCGTACTGGCGATCCCCACCGCCAACACCATCCCCTCGGCCAGCGCCACCATCCCCGCCGCCCCCGGGGGCCTGAACATGGCCGACTACTGGCTCGACGCGGACTCGCCGGGGGATGGGGCCTACGTCAGCTACATCCGGCCCTGACCCGTGTACTCCCCCCTCATCGTCGCCCAAAAGCAGGAGGCCCTGGAAAAGCAGGGGGTGCGCCTCCTCCGCCGACCCGTCCGCGAATCCATCCGCATCGCCGAGGCCATCGACGAACTGGTGGACCTGGAGAGTGACGGCTCCAAGTATGGGTTTCGCGCCGCCGACGGCTCCTGGAAGCCCACCAAGCGCTCCCTGCGCAAGGATGAAAAGGAATTCATCGACAGCGAGATTGCCCTCTGCCGCATCGACTTCCGCTACTTCGCCGAGCGCTGGGGCACGGTCGAACGGGACGCATCCGAGGGGGGAGGGGCGCATCCGATCCATTTCTGGTCCACCCAGGAACGCGCCCTCAAGTTGATCGCCGCCCGCGAGGAGCGCAACCACGAGGAATACCGCGAACACCATTTCTCGGAGGGCATCCGGGGCGTCTGGCACAAAACTCGCCAACAGGGGGCCACCGCGCTCATCCGCCTGATCTCAATGCACCGCATGTTGTTCTACCGCAGCACCCGCTGCATCACCGCCAGCCTGGACGAGCCCAAGGTAAAGGGCCTGTACACCACGGACAAGGTGATCCTCGACAACCTGCCCCACTTCCTACGCCCGGCCGTCCTGTTCGACGTGAAGAACGAGCACATCGAGTTGGAGCACCTCAAGTCCCGCCTGCTCTACCAGCAAGCGAGTCAGCGCGCCGGTGTCGGCACAGGCGGGCAGTTCGATATCAACCACATGACCGAGGTGGCGCTGTGGCCCACTCCCGAGCGGCTGCAATTCGATCTGCTGCCGGCCATCCCCCAGGCCCTCTCCACGTTTCTGGGCTGGGAGTCCACGGCTAATGGTCGGGGTAACTTCTGGCATGAGTTCACCGAAAGCGTGAGGCGCCGGGAAGAGGGTTTCGAGCGGTGGATCTACGTGTTCACACCGTGGTATCTGAACCGCAACAAGAACCGGCTGATCGCGCCCGTGGACTGGACGCCCGACGCTAAGACTGTGGAGCACGCCAAGCTGGTGGAGGAGACGAGCCACGAGTTCGCCGACGCCACGGTCATCCTCAACCGCGATCAGATGTACTGGTGGGAGAGCGAGTACAGGGCCAACAAGAAACTGGGCACCCTCCACCTGTTCCTCACCAACTACCCGGCCACGCCTGAGCAGTCCTTCCAGACGCACCGCCACCCCGCCTTGCCGATCGAGACTATCGAGTGGATGCGGACCAAGGCGACTCTCCCGGGGATGCCCTACTTAATTGAGGTGGGCCAGCACGACGAATCCCCCAAGGTGATTGCGTCGTCGTCGAGCAACTTCCCCGCCATGTTCACGGTCGGGGCGAGCGGCCGGCTCATCAAAATGGACCCGAAAGAGTTTGACCGTGACCCCCGTGGCATCGTGTGGATGTGGGAGCCCCCCGCGCGTGGCCAGACCTACGGCATCGGCATAGACCCTTCGTTTGGGCGCACCGGCTGGTCCAGGTACTCGCGCGTGAAGGAGGACCGCAAGATCAATAACTCCACCATTCAGGTGGTGCGAATGGGCCGCCACGAGGAGCCGGACGTGCAGGTGTGTGAGTTCGCGGCGCCGGTGGACGCCTTCGAGATCGGGCAGATCGCCAACATCCTGGGCCGAGTGTATGCCGGTTCCGACGACATGGAGCAGTGCAAGGTGATCTTGGAGGTATTTCCGGGGCCGGGGAAGATGACTGCTCGCCAACTGCTCGAAGACGGCTACGTGAATCTGTGGCGCTGGGAATACTACGCCGAAATCAAAGCTGAGCAGGCGGCGCAGTTTGGGTGGCACGCCACGAACCAGACCAACCGGGATCTGTGGTCCAAGGCGTCCCGGCACATCATCCTCAAGGGGGCCGTGGTCCGCTCCCCCTGGCTACTGGCCGAGTACGAGGATTGCCGCTGGAACGCCGATAAGCAATACGGTGAGAATCCCAGCGACGAGAAGGGGCACGGAGACAGGGTACGCGCATTCAACTTGGCTGTCTGGATGCTCAATGGGTGGTCGAGCAACATGGAGCGCCGGAAGGAGGAAGTGCGGACGACTCCCAAGATCGACCCAGCCGCCTCCGATATGTCGTGGGCGCAGATCGAAGAGGCGTGGCAGGAATCGTTCGAGCGCATGTGCGAGGAATAGGAGTTACAATTAAACGTATGGCACAAACGGCCGTTAAGCCTAATCGTCCCCCCCTCATCCTGAGTTTGGAGCAGGTAGCCGACCTGTCCGCTTACCTCGGGCTCAATCTGTCCACAGCCGAGCAACTGGTACAGCGGGTACACGAATTGACCTTGGTGTCGGTCGAGGGCGTCCAGGTGACTTTCAAGCCCGCCGTCCTGCAACGGCTCAAGACGAGGGCACTGAAGAACGACTTTGGACCGTGGCTGAGGGACCGCATCCGTGAGTGGGCCAATTCGTATGTTGGAGTGTAAGCGTTGCCACCAGTCCCTCGGCATCGGCGACTGGCCCTTCTGCCCCCACGGCCTATCGCACACGGGGGGATTCGCTTCCCTGAACGCCTCCATTCAGCGAGGCGAACGGGTGGTGGTCTATGAGCATCCCCAGTCGGGCGAGGTCAGGTACCCGATGCGCGCGGACAGGGTGGGGCAGGTCGAGCGCCTGTACCTGGACCAGGGCTACCAGCGCCACACCATCGACACAATCTCCGACTTGCGGGGGTTCGAGAAGCGGCGGGGGGTCCGGCACGAACGGAGTAACTGGGGGCCACATGGGGACGAATCTCTCCCCTGCTGATACGCCTTGATGCTATTCTGGTCTCGTGGACACTTCCGTCAGTCCGCCCACCATTGGCTTCGACCTCTCCCTCGCCCATACCTCCGACGACGCTATCTTGCAGTGGCTGCGCCGACAGGTAGAGGAAGCGGAGGCATTTCTCCAAGCCCAGCCCAACTATGGCCGCATCTCCGAGTCCATCGAGGCGCTCAACGGCACGGATGACTCCCCTGCCATCCCAGCCGCCACCTCGCGCAACGCCCTTTCGACGACCCGCACCAACCGTGTAGCCAAAATAGCCGAGGACATGGCGGCCCTGATGACGGACATCAGGCCGTTCTGGGACTATCAGGTGGCGAATCGGCGTTTCGAGCAGCACGCAGCCAACTACGGCAAGCTGTCCACCTACTGGTATCAGCGCCGGAACATCGATCTGAGGTGGGGGGACGCCATCATCTACCACACAGTCGCAGGCACGGGCTACGTGTATCTGTACTGGGACCCGGCCATCGAGGACCTGAATTGCCGCGGCTCGATCGACCCCCGCAATATCCTGCCCATCCGCCCCGGCAACTACGACAGCCTGGAGAGCTGTCTGGGTGTGGTCGTCAAGGAGAAGGTGACCACCAACTATATCTGGGACAACTTTGGCGTGGAGGTGGCGGCCGACTCGGATGGCAGCGCCCACACTCTGATGCAGCGAATGGCGGAGGGGGTGGCGGATGTGGTCTCCCCCATCTTCCGGGACTATCGCGCTCAGCAGCAGAAGACCGAGCCCAAACTGGCCCGCGTCCCCACCACCGTGCTCTACACCTGTTTCCTCAAGGACCGTCGCCGCAACACGAGCAAGGACCGGGGGACAGCCTATCACGGCAACACGATGTACATGGGCCAATGGAAGACGGAGGAGTACGAGGAGCCCGACCCCACACAGTTCGGCCCCCCCGATCCGGTCACTGGCGCCCCAACCATCGTCTACGTGAAGAAGTCCCGGCGCATCCCCCTGAACAACTGGAGCTACAAGGTGGAGGTCGGCGAGCCCATCTATCCGCACCGCCGCATGATTATCTGGACCAGCAACTCCGCCAAACCTCTGTACGATGGCCCCTCCTACTACTGGTGCGACGAGTTCCCGATCCACAAACTGACCCTCAACCCGCTGCCGTGGAGCTGGTTTGGGCGGGCGCCATTGTGGGACCTTCTGGGGCTGCACCGCTCCCTTAACAGGCTCTTGCGCGTTGTGGACGACCACGCCGCCCAGGTTGCCCAGCCCGGTGTGGTGCTGGACAAGAACAATGTCTCCAAAGCGCAGGCGGAGAGTTTTGACACCAGACGCCCCGGTTATAAGATCTGGCAAAATCCCCTGGCCGGCAAGGGCATTCAAGTGCAGATCCCGCCCCCCCTCGATCAAGGTATCTGGAAGCACATCGACTGGATACTGAACGAGATGGGGGATCTGAGCGGCGTCACGGATCTCAGGCGTATGATGAACCTGAACCAGTTGCCGAGCAATAGCACGGTGGAGAGCATCCTCAACTCCATGACCCCCGCTCTTAGACGCCGCTCCCGTATCATGGAGGCGTTCACCCGCAGCTTTGCCCGCCAACTGGCCTACGGGTTCACCCAGTTTTACACCCTGCCTATGCGATGCGTTATCCTGGGCCCCGGCGCCGTCACCATGGACGACTTCGACTACGACCCGGGCACGCTGATTCCCGCCTACGTGGACAGCGCGGACTACGGGCCGGATGGCGAGCCCACTCAGGGGGCCTTGATGCGGGGGCCCCTTCCGCGCTACGACCGGGCCCGCTCGTTCCTCCAGGGATTCGTGTTCAAGATCGCCCCAGGCTCACTGCTCTCGGCTGCTCAGATCGAGCAGAAGCTGATATACCTGCAACTGGCGCGGGCGGGGTGGATGGATATATTCACCCTCCTCGAAACGTTGGGGATACCGAACGTGGGGCCGCTGCCGGACGATGTGAGGACCATTGTGGACCGGCTCCAGTACCAAGCCAGCCTTGGTCTTTCTATGGCGGCAAATGCGGCGGGTAGGAAGGCGACTGGGCAAGAGACGCCAAGAATCACCATGAAGGAAAGTTAGTAGTGGCCTACGCAGACCCTCAGAAGGCGAAGGAATATCTACGGCAGTATTATCTGAAAAACAAAGAGAGAAAGCTGAAGTTGTGCAAGGAGTGGGCATCTTGTCACAAGCAGCAGAGGGTGGATGCAGTACGCCGCTGGAGGGAGCGGCACCCAGAGAAGGCGAAAGAATTGCATCGGTTGTCCAACCTGCGGCGCAAAGACAAGAACAACGAGCAACGAAGGCGACAGCGCGTCCTGGACCCAAGCAGGTTCCGTGCCTGGGAAAAAGCGAGACAAGAGCGCCTGAAAGCCGATCCTGAAGCTATGGCCCGGCGCAAGGAGACGCAGAGGAAATACTATCTCAGGAACAGGGAAGAGAAGGTTGAGCAGGCCAAGGTCTACGCAAAGTGCAACAGGGTGAAGCTGCGCCTTGTCAGGCGGATAGCGTCTGCTCGGCGGCGCACGCGGTCCCAAGCAGTCCCCGGCTTCTTTGACAAGGCCAAGTGGCTGCTCCGTCTCGCCTTCTACGGCTATCGGTGCGTGTACTGCGAACGGGAGTTGACTGAGTCTTCGGCAACCATCGACCATCTCATCCCGGTCGCTGCCAAAGGACCGAATTGGCCGTGTAATTTGGTGCCGGCGTGTGGCCCCTGCAACTTCAGTAAAGGGTCAAGGTTTCGAGCACCGAAGTGGCTTGAGCGCAGGTGTCAGAGATTGGCCTAACCTTGCCGCCCCGCTGACGTTCCCCTATCGGCCACCTTTACCCCCCTTCCCCCCGCCCCCATCCTTGGCTTAGCATGTTCGTGTCCCTCTTGAGCGCGACGAAGCGCCCCGGCCTGCCCATCAAGTCGGGGCCTTCGCCCAGGTTTGCGTCGTCCGGTCCCCTCTCCTCGTCTCTGAGCAAGAGTAAGCGGACGGCGGGCAAGAAGCGCAGTATGAGGGCGCAGAAATGAGGTAGCTATGGCCAAGGGTGGATTCATCAAGGAAGGAAAACTGAAGGACGGGCTGGTGCAGCGGGCCCCGAAGTCGGCTCTATCGGGCAAGGCCAAAGCCGCGAAGCCCCTGTCCTGTTCCAAGTCATGACCCCTACGCTCAACAATAGTCCAACGCCGGGGTCCGCCTCTGCCTTGCTGCCTCCCCTGCCGGACCGCAGATCCGCCCCGCCGGCCCCGCCATCCGCCCCTCAACAATCAGCATTTGGAGGCGGTGCCCCGGCGATTCAAGCGGCCATGAGCCAAGTACTACAGGGATTGCAGGCGCTGTCTCGTATGGTCCCCTCTGCCGTCCCGTTTTTTGCTGAGACCGTCGCCAGGCTCAGCCAGATCGTTCCCAGTCCCGAAGCAATGGGTGCCGTCGCAAGCCAAGGGCCGCCCATGTCTGGACCGCCTCAAGGCGCTCCCCCCGACATGAATGCGTCCAATCCGCTTCCGATGCCGCCAGGAGCGTAACATGCAGAACTTCAAGGAGTACCTGGAGAAGGAATTGCAGGAGGCCGGGCTGTCCGACGCGACGGTCACGGCTGCCCTGGAGAAGTTGTATACACACGATAAGTTGTCCCCCAAACTGAACGCCCTCGTCAAGACGGCGACAGAGGACTACCAGGCTCAGCTTGGCCGGGTCAATCAAGCCCGTGCCGACCAGGAGCGCCTACAGTATCTGGAGA